CTTTTCAAGAAGTCCTTTGGTGGTCATTTCTTCGGTCAAGGTTCTGTCGGAATCCTTTTTTTCTGTTTGCATATAATGAAGAAAGTCAATCGCTCCCTCCATTTGTGCAAGCTTAGTTCCGAAGTCGATTTCTTTTATTAGTGTTTCTTTTGTCTTAATCATATACAAGTAATCTAATCTATTTCTTAGTGAATTGCAAGCTTTATTTTCAGTTATTTTGCACTGCAACTTTATTTTGCAAATCCCATTCAGCAAGCCAATCTTGATTTTCTTTTAGCAAATCTTTAGAGATCGCAACAATTGCCGGATCGATCTCATTTCTGATAACTTCTTGATGAAAGAAGATATCGGCTTTAACTTTTTTGAGAAGAATAATTCCTTTGTCCATATATACAACATAAAGGAAAACCCGGCAAGACACAAGCTTTTTCTCGCTTACCTTTCAACTATGTTTTTGCACGATTCGACTGAGACTTTCTTGCTAAGTTGGCACGGAATCTGTATCGATTTTCTTGTAAGTCGTTGCCGCTCAACGAGTTGCGGAAAACTCCGGAGGGCGGTTTGCCCTAAGTCGTTGGTTACTAACGCTTTACGCTAGTCAACCAAGATTAACGGATCAGGCAGTGGAGTACTAGCAATGTACGCCTCTAACTCGCTGACCTCTGCTTGTGCGATTCTGTCAAGATCTGCCTGAGCTGCGATCACGCACATCCTAGCCGATGAAGAGCCATTTTCTGCATCTTCGAGATTTTCGTCAATTATTTTTTGGAGTCTTTGTTTTTCTGTCATAACTATAATCTAATCTATTTTTTTGTTTCTGTCAAGCGTGAATGTGAATTATTTTAAGAAATGATTGAATGCACTTTCAAGTTTACCTTTGTTGAGATTTTCTTTTCTGTCGCGAGGCACGAAGTTTGACCAATGATTTCCTCCTCCACTTTGTCGCTCTTTTATATGATCGACATTCCAAGCGTTACGCACATTTTTATTTGTCCAATTAGACCAAGATTTTCCGTCTTCAAGTTGAACATCTAAGAATATTCTGAATTGATCGATCGAACAACCCAAAGATTTTTTATTTCCTCCGAGCATACAAACCCTGATCGCGAATCTCGTTCTTTCTTCTCTACCTGTTAACATTTTCACTTTTGGATCGTGGGCGATTTTATTTCTTATTCTTTTATATTTTTCTTTTATCTTTGCAATCTCTTTCTTTTTTACTTCAATCATCTTATTGAGCCTTTCGATTCCTTCAAGTTCTGCCTCGATTTGTGATTGCTCTGAGATTTTTAACATATCTCCAAGATCGAGATCCGTTCTACTATTATTCTTTACAGAGTTTTTTCCGTGATGTTTATTCCAAGCGTCAGATATTTTAATTTTCATATTTATTTTTTTTAGCAATTAACTTTATAGTATTTTATATTATAGTAATTTTATTTTGTGTCAAGCTTTTCTTTACTCACATCTGAAAAAAGATCAATTTTCTTTTCTGTCATAGATTTGTACATAAAGAAGAAAGCAGGAATAAAAGTTAAAAGAAGCAAGATGTCGTAATTCATAATTTATTTTTGTTATATTAATTTAATGTTATATATACAATGTATCAGAAAATGGAGCAAAGTCAAGAGGTTTTTTCACTTACCTTTCGACTATTTTATTGCACGATTTGGCTGCGATTTTCTTGGAAGATTGGCACGGAATCTGTATCGATTTTGTTGTAAGTCGTTGATAGCCAACGAGTTACGGAAAACTCCGGAGGGCGGTTTGCCCTAAGTCGTTGATACTTAGCGACTTAGGAAAAACTGCAGTTTTGTTTACTTACTCGAGAGAATAGGCGACTTGTACTTTACGCTTAAACGATTAGCTATTTCGATAGCCTGTGCATGAGTTCTTGCTCCGTCAATTAGCTTGCCATTAAAGGCGACATTGAACCAATTTGAAAAATTCGGATTTCTGAATACGTTTATCATTTTATTATTAAAGCAAATTTTTGCGATAGAGTCAAGAGTTTTTTTCTGTTATTCTGTTGATGTACCACATAGCATTGTCGCCTTCTTTGCCCACAAGACCACGCTTGAATTGAACTTTAGTTTGAAGTTTGTTTATCAGAGCTTTGACTTTTCTTCTTACCTCATGTTTGTCTTCGGCTTCGATTTCAAAGATGTTATTTGTCATGTGCGTATCAATGAACGAATTTGTGTTGGTATTCCACAAAGGAAGCTTTTGTCTTCCCTCTATAGAAGAAACATGAACATTTGCGATGAATTTTTTATTCTTTAACATTTTGTTATACTAATGAATTTATTTTGACAAGTCAAGCTTTATTATTGAAAAACAACATTAAAACGAAACTGATTGAGACCTTCGTCTCGCATAATCTTATTAAGGTGCGACTGACTCGATGCAGTCCTTACTCGTGGGCGATCATTGCCATCGGAGTCGATGCCTTGATCGAAGATTTTAACTGACCAATGAGTTGACCACTCTTGGATTCTTACTTGTATTTTATTTTTAATCATATCTTAATCTAATGTATTTATTTGTAAAAGTCGAGCTTTATTTTTATTTATTTAAGCGTTACGCTCCATTGACTTAAAGCCAACTCGCTCTTCAAGTTCAATCATTTCGGCTTCGTACAAGTATCTTTTCCAATCTTTGAGATCTTTCTCAAGTTGGGCGATCTCTTGCGAGTCGGTAGCGTTACGGAGATTTCTTTCAGTCTCACTGATTCGGAATTTTATTAATGTTGAACTCATAATTTTTATTGTTGTTATTTAATTTATCTTATACATACAATGTAACACACAAGTTAACAAAATGCAAACTTTTTTTCACTTACCTTTCAACTATCTTTTTGCACAATCCTGTTACGATTTTCTTGCGAAGTTGGCACGGAATCTGTATCGATTTTGTTGTAAGTCGTTGCCGTTCAACGAGTTACGGAAAACTCCGGAGGGCGGTTTGCCCTAAGTCGTTGACTATGTGCTACTTAGAACACAAGAGGATCCGGCAACTTATTAGGCGATGCGAACCAATCGGATGAGTCAATTACTTGCCCGTTTAGTACAGGCTCGAATTTGAATTGGCAAACATCTGCATTTGCTATGCCGTTGACGCGTTCGCGTGTGGTGGGGGTGTTCCATCCCGCAAGCGACCATCTAACCAAGCCGTCAGGGTCACGCTTCACAATTGCATTGCCATGTAGCCAAACGGTATTGCCATCTGTGGTGGTATTGCCAACGCTTAAAGGTTGACCGCTTTCGAACGCTTGTTTTATTTGTTGTGTTACTTTTCGCATAATTCTTTTAGTGCTGTTATGATTCCTATTATGAATGAGATTATTATTATTTCAAGCATTAAATTAAGCCGTCTCTTAATTCGCTTAACTCTTTTGTTACCTTGTCAAATTCTTTATAAGCTTGTTGCAATGCGTTTAATGCGTCGGCAACGGCTTCACCTTGCGTAAAGGTTGCCATGTCAGATTCAGCAAGAAACTTTAGGTTACCTTTGGCTTTGGACATTGCAAGCGAGCATTCGAGAGTTGGATATCTTTTTATTGTTTTATTTGTTTCTGTCATAGTATAGAGAGTAAAGAGTTTTTATTGATGTGTCAAGCTTTAAGCGAATAAAGGATGAATTCTAATGTTGCGAGGATACCAAGCCATTGTTTTCTGTGATCTATACAGACGACAAAGCACTTGTTTACCTAAGCGATCGTCTGTAAACTCTTTGATCACTTGGTAAGTATTATTATCTCTTGCGAGTACGACATCATTTTTTTTATACATATTTTATATTGGTTATTTAATTAATCTTATACCTAAAGGTAACACAGTTTTTAGCAAATTGCAAACTTTATTTTACTTTTTTTTTCTTATAATTGTTCGGTAGAATCAACAAAAGTATTTATCAACTCGACATTTAAAACATTCCAATTGCAGAATGATTCTTGAGCTTTCGCAAGCATAAGGTCGGCATCAACGACTTTGTCAATGCTAGCACTTGCACGCATACGCTCGGTAACTACATGGGTAGAGTCATCTTTGAAAGATGCTGTAACCCTTAAAAGGATGTTGTGGAATTTTATTATTTTATTCATATCTTTATTTAATTAACTTTATATATACAATCTAACACATTCTGACCAAAAGTCAAGCCCATAGCAAAAAAACTTTGTGTTGTAAGTATATGATAAACAAGTGCTTATGAAAACATAGAAAAAAAAGTTAAAAAAAATCATTATTTATTAGGCATTCTGTACCCCCTACCCCCTATGACCCTACCCATTAAATGAATTCGTTTTTAAAATTACATTTTCTGTACGGCGGGGGGGTGCCTTTTTTCAATATGAAATACAACCTAATAAATTATAACATATTACTCGACTCAAAAAAAATCCGACCACTATATAAAAATAACTTAAATAAGTGTATAATATAATAGTAAAATGGCTCGAAAACGCAAAAAACCCGAGATTGTAGACGAGAAAGAGATCACTAAGATTACTTCTTCTCTACATAAAAAAAATGTAAAGCTAAAAAAAATAAGCTTAACTGACAAGCAACTAGCTTTATTAAAAATAATCTTCGATAAAGAATCAAGTATTATATTTATAAGCGGCCCCGCCGGAACAAGTAAAACATATATAGCAATATATGGAGCATTGCAATTATATAATATGAATAATGAACGCGGCATCACATATGTACGCACAATCGCAGAAAGCGGAGAAAAGAGTCTTGGCGCGCTTCCCGGAGAGATGGCAGAAAAGATTAATCCATATATGATGCCAATGAACGAAAAGCTTGACGAGCTTTTGGTTCCTGGTCAGGCTAGTAATTTGGTCGAGGCAAATATAATCAAAGGGATGCCTGTGAATTATCTTCGCGGCGCCAGTTGGATGGACGAAATCGTAATCGCGGATGAATCGCAGAATTTCACATTCAAAGAGCTTACCACACTCATGACTCGACTTGGTCGCGGCAGTAAATTAATTATTTGTGGTGATCCCATGCAAAGCGACATCAATGGAAAGAGTGGTTTTGCAGATATGTACTCTATATTTAATGACGAAGAAAGTAAAGAAAAAGGAATACATACATTTCATTTCGGAGCGGAAGATATAAAAAGAAGTGAAATATTAAAATTTGTAATAACAAAAATCCAAAATAAAAAATGAACGAAGAAACATATTTGCCAAAAATAGAAGTTAATGAAGAATTAACTAGCCTAAGTCAAAGAATTGACTGGGGATTAACTCAATCAAACGTCCCAGAAACCTGGAAAATAACTCAAGGAGAAGGAATCACTGTTCTTGTGATTGATACCGGAATGGTTGAACACCCAGACGTCGGAGATAATGCAATTCCTGGAGAAAACTTCATTCCAAATGAACCTATCGAGGATGAAAACGGGCATCAAACTCACTGCGTCGGAATTATTTGCGCAAAAAACAATGGAATTGGGATGGTTGGCGTTGCTCCAAAAGCGAAAGCTATTTGCGTTAAAGCTTTATCTAAATCTGGCGGAGGAAGTTATAGCGGTCTCGCGGCCGCTCTTGATTATGCTATAAAAATTAAACCTGATATTGTATCAATGAGCTTAGGAGGCGGTTCGCCATCCGCAGTTTTGCACGCAAAAATAAAAGAGTTATATAAAATGAATATACCTGTCATATGCGCTGCCGGAAATACTGGTGAAGGTGGAGTTAATTGGCCTGCCGCATTTGACGAAACAATCGCGGTTGCTGCTCACGATCGTTATGGGAAGATTGCAAATTTCTCTTCTCGTGGAGAAAAAGTTGAATGGGCTGCACCAGGAGTAGGAATATATAGCACATATATAAATAATATATATCGAAGTCTGAGCGGCACAAGTATGGCGTGTCCATTTATTGCTGGTGTTGTAGCATTAATGTTATCAAAACATAAAAAACAAGAAAAAACAGAAAATAAAAATGACTGCAAAACTGTAGAACAAATAAGAGAACATTTATTGAAATATACAAAAGACAAAGGCGAAATTGGTAGAGATAACGACTGGGGATATGGAATTATTGATGTTGAAAAACTGATCGAAGGAGACGAGCCAGAGCCGAAACCAGAACCAAAGCCAGAGCCGAAACCAGAACCAAAGCCAGAGCCAAAGCCAGAACCAAAGCCAGAGCCGAAACCAGAACCAAAGCCAGAGCCGAAACCAGAACCAAAGCCAGAGCCGAAACCAGAACCAAAGCCAGAGCCGAAACCAGAACCAAAGCCAGAGCCAAAGCCAGAACCAAAGCCAGAGCCAAAGAAAAGTAAGTTCCATTATCTTCCGTGGATCGTCGTAGGCGCAACGATTATTATTGCAATAACACTTTCATCACAATAGAAAACGGTGTAAAACATTATATGATTCCTGTAACCATAGCAAAATCAGATGATGGACGCACATATACTGTAGAAGGCTTTCCTCAATTAGAGGATAATGAACAATCTGTTAGTTTAACATATCAAGGATCAGGAACATGGAAATTCAATAGTTTTAATCTGAAAACAGTTTCAACTGAAAATTCTTTAGACGAAAAAAATGCACTTATGACTATTAATTGGGGAGATTCCAAATCAGACTCTCTCAACGATTCTCACACTTACAAAAATTCAGGATCCTTTATGGTATCAGTTTTTTTGAAACTTGGGCACAATCTCAAGGAATGGGTTTGGGCCCGAAATAAAAGCGATGATCTTCCGACTGAGACCCCAATGACTAATCGATTCATTGTCGAGTCAAAAATAAAAAGAAAATGGGCACAAGAAGAATATAACGAATGGTTTTATGATAAACTTGAAGATGCCGGAAATATGGAATTAGCGCTTGATGTAGCAACCGCAAAAGCTCCTTGGTTTGGGATATTGATTGATGAAGTTATACTCGAAGATCTTGAGCCCGAAAATTCTGAATAAAAATGAGTGTTCAAAATTGGCAATCTCATAACTCAAGTACATTAAAACTGTATGTTCCTGCTGCACATGTAGCAACTCTGCTTTTGACTGCAAATATTCTTCAAATAGTATATGCTGTTGGAGGAAGTCCTAGAAAATTTAGATATTTTAAAAAGTTTAATGCAGATGCATTGGTTATGACTTATGATCAATATCATTACAGCTCCGTGGAGGCTTCGAGTCAAACATTTTCGATAGGAACTTCGGAGGCGAATAAAACTATGGTGGGCAGAGAAAATGATGCGTACTATATATACATGTGGTATGAAGGTAGTTATTTGTATTTAAATACTACAGCGCCTGGCGGACATGCATCTTCTCAATTCAACGGAAACAATGAATCTGGTACCACTGGAGACCATATGCTTGCTCAATACAACGTTGCAGATCCTGGAGGTAATTGTTCGTTATCTGATACCACCATAACTCAATATACTGGGGTATCACCAACGATTTCAAATGCTAAACAATTTATGCTAACGAATCGAGAGTCTTTTATGAGTGGAACATATACTCAGTCTACAGGACATCTGAGTTCGGTATCTGACTATACAGGAGCTCCCTTTTCGGGTTGGGGTATAGAACCTTGTTGGGCAAAATACCTTAGAAAACTTTCTGTTAGTGGAATTGCTGTTTGGGAATTTACTGCCCCTCATGATGGTGAATTTCAATTTTATATAAGCCAATCAACTCTCAACTTTAGCTCGGTTTACAGTTCAGCTTTAAGCTCTCCCCCGAGCTCGTCTTCAAACTACACTACTCAATCTACCGGCAACAATGCTCATATACTTATAACTCCGCAGTCGATGAACGCAGGAAATGCAATATACTTTACTTTTGCCACAAGTTTTTGGGGCTACAATAGCGGAAGTACTGGAGGTGCTGGTGCTGTAGCAGTTTGGTATACTGCCCCATCGGCTTCAAGTTCTTCGGTAGTAGATTTTACAGTTAGAGGTATGGACGCAAGCCACAATACGCTTGTGTCCGACACTGAATCAGCATTAATTGAACCAGCAAAATTTTATCAAGTAAATGTAGATGCCGTCGGAGTTGACCATTGGGGTTGGAGGGCTAACGGTGGTGCAGAAACCATGATGTCCGCAGGTTCAACATCTTTTATAGTGAATGGTTCTGATTACTCCGGAGCGTCTTCCTCTGGACCTAGGTTTGAATATATTTCTGCTGACGGCACTTCTTTGACATGGGAACAGGCTAATACTGCAGCTAATGCAAGGGGTGGAAGATTGGCTTCTCCTAAAACAAATGCAGATTTAACAGAACTTAATAACTATCTTAGCACAGTAAATTATGGAATTGGTGCATGGATTGGATTAAAAAGGGATGGTAGTTATTGGAGGTGGGTGGATGGTTCGGTATCTGCAATTAGTAATTGGTTAGGTGGTGAGCCAAACAATGCATTCGGCAATGAGGATTACGTACACGTGCTTGCGAACATAGGTAATTTTGGTTCTACTAATCATAATTGGAACGACAGTGATAATGCAGCAGGTAATGGTAGTCATTTTGGCTCTCCTCGTTTTGGTTATATCATAGAGTATACGTAGAATTTAATAATATATGAGCACAAGAAATTTTAAATCGAGCGGCCCAATTAGCATGAATGAAATAAAAATATTCATTGATGGAGATAATCTTGGGACTAGTCATTCGGATATAAAACTAGGAACAATGTTTTCCGAGGCTCAATCTTTGACCCCGCAGCCCGCGGTACTTCCAAATGGTAATTCTGCTGCGCCTCACGCGATGAGCGAATTTTATGACGCATCTATACTAACGTCTAGCATTCAAATTACAAGCATAGAAGAAGTATTAGGTATAAATAGTACAAATATTAAAGAGGCTTGCGAAACATTAATAGCCAACCCAGGAGTTATGTCTGCAGGTCCACTTTTTGGGCCGGATAATGCAAGATATAATGTTCCAGGTGCTTATGAGATCGTTCTTGCTCCTGGTTACAGAATCAAAGGAGATATTGGAGAACAATGGACTCGCAGCAGAAGATATGTTATTGATGTGGATACTTCTGGATTTGTTTACAACAGGCACTTTAGATATCAATTTAGAAATGAACGAAGTGATGCTGCATATGGAGTCCAAAATTCAACTTTGTATGGCTTGAGTACAGCTTCATCAATAGATCCTTACGAACAATATGTCAATAATTGGTCTGATTTACTATCAGCCTGGAACAGTGTTGCTGCAAGCGAAGTAAGATCAAAAAGTGCTTGGGGAGAAGATCATTGGAGAATCTTTGGAAGAGGTGAAAATAGAGGGGCTAATTTTCCGTGGGAAAATTTTATAGAAATTGAAGAGAATACTACTGGATTTACAGCTGGAACCGTACTAGAATTTAATCACCCTGTTCGATGGGGAAATGTTGGAGCAAATGTTGCGCAAAGAAATTTTAATTATACTTTGCCTCGTGATATGGAATCTGTTACAATAATTGGTGGTGGTGGTGGTGGTGGAGCTAGTAACAGTCAGGGAGATGGAGGCTCTGGATCAGGTGGTGATTCCGGAGGTTTTAGGTTTGCTTTGAGCTTAACTAAGAATAGCGGTGAAGTTGCAAGAATAAGGGTTGGTCCCGGTGGCGTTGGGGCATCTTTTTGGTTTAATGGTCCACTTGCAATTCACCCTAATGCCCAGGCCACAGATAATATAGGGAATACTTTATGGAATAATTTTTATTCTTTTGGTTTTGGCGGAAGAGGATTGAATTCTGCAATTCAATTTGGGTCTGCTAGCGAGATAGTTTCTACTGGTGGTGGAGGAGGAATTTCTGCTTTTAATGGATCAACCGTCGGAACACCCGTTATCATGGAAAATATTGGCCCAGGAACTCCAGATGGACAAGCAGGTGGAGTTCCGCCTCATGATAGCGACCAGACTCAACAAGGAGGAGATACTGGAGCTGTAAATAATATTGGTGATGGAGGACTCGGAATTTGGGCACAAAATTTTTATGGATTTGGTCATCAAAGTGGGACCTATGGAAACGCTTCTCTAGGAAACACATCGGGATCTGATGGAGCAGTTTGGATAATATTATCGTAATGAGTGAAAACAAAATAAAAATATACAATAAAGAAAAATTGATTCGTAAAGATTTGGGGTTAGAAAAAATTATGCCAGATAAATGGCCACTAATAAAAGTAGGAATTGACGAAATTCAAGTTAATGAGGATATAGTTACTGTAACTTATGATTATATAGAAACTTTTATATACAAAATTTCAGAACAAAAAAATATTAAATCATCTTAATTATACAACTTTAACCAGTGAAGCGCTCAGCGGAAAAATGCCATGATTTTGATTATAGAGTCTTGCTTGACTGAACCTCCTAGCGAAATAACATGTTTTCGCGATGTTACATTATTGAATAAATTACACTAGATGCCAAAAAAACGGTGTATACATAATTATGTCAGATTATAGTTTAGAAGAGGTCGCTAAAAAAGTAGAAGGAGAAAGTGGGGATTGGATCACTACGAACATGTTCACAACCGAGGGGCAATACTCTGTTGATTTAACCCAAATCGTAGCAAAAAGTTTAATTATTCATGTCGGAAATTATTACGATAAAACCGGCACAAAACTATACGCAAATGACGGACTTGCATATAACTCGAGCACCGATACATATGGCGGGAGAAATTTATATACTGTTAAATTTTCAGATAGTGACCATCCGATTGGGTGGGGAAATAATCATTACGATATAAATTCCAGTCATATTATTCCACCATTCGCAACTTTAAGTGCAGCGGCAAGGTTTGCTGTTCAGAATTTTGGAGCCGGTATTAGCGTAATGTTTATTATTCACGGACATGTTTCCTGGATAAACAACTTAGACTTGGAGGGCTTTCCGAGCTACAAAGTTAAAGACGTAGGGAATTGGGCGGCTTTTGAAAATGTATGTATAATAGGTGGGGCCCCCGGTAATAAAAACATCGCAGGTTCTCATATGACTACGTTCTCTGCGAACGGAACCTCAGTTGGGCGTTTGGATTTTGATAAGACATCTATGACCCAAACTAAACTCGCGAATTGGTTTCGCGGACCATCTGTGCAAATTGAAGGTATAAATTTTGTATTCAAAAATGACTCTACCTCATCCAATGCCAATGCCGCAGATGTAAAAATGAGGTGGAGTAGAGGCGTGGGAGGGGGCGGATTTCACAATACTCGAAATATTAGAATGCGCTGTACTAGTGCAGCTTCAAATGGATATTTCTACCCATTCGATCATCATGAGTCGGCTATTCACTACTTGCTCTCAACTTGCGAACTTAGCGTCAATCGCCACTTGACAATTAGTGAAGTTAAGAATGGATCCACTTTTCAGATTTGCCCCCATGGAGGTAAAATGTTCATACATGGCGATAGTGCCAATCGCGGAGTTCGGGTTGGTGGAGTTTGGGACCAATCCACGTGGGTTTTGGGAGCAAACGCCGATTTTTACTATAGTAGTAATACTGTACCAGATGGTACTATTAACGCCTTTGGATTCGGTGGTGCGTTTGGCACGGCAGTCGCCTACCAAATTGGCAATTACTATTTGTCTGGCAATGGTGTAGTTGCAAACGGTTCGATATCCACATCTGTGGCAGCGCTCAATGTTAATAATTTAGGGAATTGGTATAATAACGCCGCTCAGGCCACACTTGTGGGCAAAGGCTCTAACAATTCTAATGTACTCGTATACAGTGAAAGCGACCCCGACAGGCTTATTAATAAATCATCTGGCTGGACCAATTCTACTGGAGCCACAAGTCAGGAGATTTTATGCGGTAATACAAACTTTTTAGGAAACCAAACATCAAGAGCATCAAACCCTTATAGCACTCAATAAAATGGAAGAAGAAAACCTATCAGAAGAAGAACTTTTTGAAGTCCAAAGTAATCTAGAAGATGAGATGATGTTAAAATTGTTAACTCCTAGCGGGCATATTCCTATTCCCGAGGGAGACCCAATTAATATTCCTGGCATTGAGTAATATTTTAATTTATATAAATATTTTCGTGTAATTTTTTACATGATTTTGATTATAGAGTCTTGCTTAAGCGAACCGCCCAGCGAAATCTCGTGTTTTCGCGATGTTACATTATTTAGTAAATTATTTATTTTTGATGATATTTTACTTGAATGTAAACCTGGCACTCGTGCGATATACTGGAATTGGTTAAAATCTCATGGTGCACATGATTTTATTTCCCAATTAGTTCTTGATAGCGAAAAGCAGCGTGGATATACAATAAAAACCACAAATGATGCGAATTGCAAAGTTGATCGTATAAACTATAAAAATTTAAACGATATAATTTATAAGTTAAAAAAACTTAAGGGTTAGCTTGCGACGTTGGGCTCCATACCCTTCGCTTCTTCAACTTCTTTGTTGATTTGTTCGTCACTCATGCCCTCTAATTCTTTTTTTGCTTGTTCAATGACTTGTTGTTGGACCAAATTAATTAATTGTCCAAGGGGAACGAGCGAGAATGCTTCAGCTAAATTTACATTACCGAGCATTTTATTTGCTAAATGAGTAATTGCAATATTCTGATCTGGAGTATATTGCTTTTCTTCGGCGGCGTTATTTGTTTCTTCTTGTTTTTGTTCTGTTGTTGCTGTTGTCATATATTATAGTATAAGTTATATTTGAAAATTAAAGTGGTTTTTGAGGAAGATTTATTTTTTTTAAATTTAAATTTCCATGTTCATCAATTTCTGGAGCTTCTGTTTTTGGAAGGTCTCTAAGTTTTTGTCTATATTCCTTCCATTCTTTGGGGACAGGCTCTTGTTTTTCGATCGACTTAACTACTACCCAGTCGGATTCAGATAAAACTTGATCTCTCAAACTTCGTAATTTTTTAAAAGGAACTATGTTTGATTTGCACTCTTCAATGGCCTGTTCAATTTGTTCTTGGGTTGGTTTTTCTCGTCCGTTTAGGTTCGTCCACTTGATTTGTTCGATTAAGTTTTTTTCGGATCCATCTGGGCATAATGTCCAGCGCGCTCCAGGAACGAGTAGTTCAATTGCGTCGAATATAAAATTATTTTGCATAACCTATGACATGATATTGATATGAGCTAGAATGCCCAGCATCTCCAGCTGGATCATGGATTTTCATTTGCAGATATCTGTCTCCATTTGAATCTGTTACTACTGGAACGATTGCAAAACTACCCATGGTTTGAGACTTGTCTGAATTGTTTTGAAATACTCTATGGGCGAGCCCTCCGTTATTTACTGGGTTGCTTACATAATTTGGAAATGCGTAGCATGCATGCGCGGGATAAGCATTTCCCTGATGATAAATACCCAATAAGATATTATCTTCTCCACTATAATTGTTGTTTCCTGCGCCGTTAAATCGCGCGGCTAGATTTAGATTGACGCCCACAGTAGTAGTTCCAGATGCAATCAAATTATTGGAAAACCCAAAAGGTCCAAAAGTAGTTGAGGTTATTATTTTAATCCCGCTTATGTTTTGAAGCTGGGTTGTTGCCGAATTTGATTCGACAACCAATTCATTTATTTTTGATGCAATCTCAGAACTCTTAATTTTATCAGTATTTAAATTACTTATTGTCATTGAAAATTAAAGTATTTTTGCGGCGTATTATATTTTTGTTTGTTTAATACTTCATTATCTTCTTGAAGCGTAGCGTTTATTACTATATTTTGAAATATTAATTGTTGTTCTAATCTTTGTATTTCCTTTTGTTGGTTATGTATTAATCCCCTTTGATCCCATGCAAACCAACCCAAATAAAACAACAACAACAAAACACTAACTTTTCCCAGGTGATCATTCATTTCTTTATTATAATGTAATATACAATGTTTTCTAATATGTTGAAGTTAATTTTATATAATATTTTATAGAATATAACGGTGTTAAAATTTATTATACAATAATAGAATGCAGAGAGTTTCTGCAGAAATATTTTATTTAATTAAAAATAGTGTATATATAGTCTCATGTCAAACAAACAAATTAAGGATTTAACTTCAATAGGGTCTAATATCGATGCCGCAACAGATATGTTGTTAGTGCAAAAAGCTGATGGCTCTACATATAAAGTAACTATAGACCAAATCGTAAACTCTAGCGCAAAAGTAAGTTATGGAAGCGCACTTGGGCCTCCGCAGACGTTTACTGAAAAAATTACTACCGGAGCAACAAAAACGATATCGAGAGCGAATTTATTTGCCACAAACTCGGTCGGAATTTTTACAATAAAGTCTTCCGGAACAGTTAATTGGCGAACAGCCTTGAACACAGTAGATCTGACTATAGTAAAAACGGCAGGACTTAATTCAGTAACAGTAAATGGTGCTGTATTACAAGTTGGCGGACAAATAACCGTAAACATTGGCAATTACCGAGGGAAAATTGGCGCGAAAACATTTGGAACTCTATTCTCAAAATTAAAAATAAGCATAACTAAAGATTCTTTAATTATTGATCCAAGTCCAGCGATAATTCCTGGAGGGTCATTCTTGGCTGATATATCCGGACAAGCCAGTATAGCTCCTTAAAAATATAATCTTGACTTGTCTCGCAATATATGAGATAATTCATAGATGAGATATTATTTACTACTTATATTTTTTTATTTTAATTTATTTGCAACTTCTTATGAAACGATTCATAATAGTGGGTCGTCTGATAATAGATTAGACCTAGTTTTCATCGGAGATCGATATTTCGCTGATGAGATGGTTAATTATGAAAAAGATGTTGAAACCATATGGTCGGGAATGCAGAATAACTACGCCTTCTGGAATAGGTATCAAAATTTTGTTAATATTCATAGAGTAGACCTTGTTAGCGCTTTAAATAACCCCGAAGATATTAAGGATGTTAATAACTCTGCTTTTGGGCTTGATTTTAATCTTGGATATTGGGATGGCTGGAACGATTGGTTAAAGTGTTTATCAATCACAAAAGAACTTAACATACAAAACGAATGCACTACCATTTTAACGAATAGGGTTTTTGGGCTCGGTACAGCCCTCGACAGAAGCTCGACAAGCTTAATCTATGCAGCACCATGGACAAGTATAGTATCTCACGAAATAGGTCATGTCCTGGGCATGGCAGGGGATGAATACCAAACAACCATACAAGAATATATGTATGACTACGCATTTAATATGGCAAGGTCAGTAAGCGAAGCAAAACAGAGATGGGGTCACTGGATTGGATACAAAGATTCTTTTCGTGGATATGAAATTAATGAGCCATACCAAAAAGAAGGAGCAAATTATTTTAAACCAACCTCGTATGACGGATTAATGAACAACTCAAATACCGGAGATTTTCACGCGGTAAATAGAGAGCAAATTATTCTACAGCTTTATAAATATGTTTCTCCAATAGACAGCCATACAGAAACAAACTCTAGCGTAAACAACACTCATACTTTAGAGATTAATGTTGTAGATCCTAATGTAGTCGATATTGCGTGGATTGTTGATAACAAGATCGTGTCAAGCGAATCAACCCTGCAAATCAGTCAATTAAATCTCTCGCAAGATACATTAATTTATGGATGCGCGTGGGACAACTCCTTAAATACGGATTACCAAGAAGATGATCGCGGAGGGTGGATCAGAAGCGACGAACATAATCGGACTTTTAGAATATTATCTTGGCAATTTAAAACCGATAACTCAATCAAACAAATTCATTCTCAATTAGATAATAAAGATCATCTCTCCTTGATCCTAGGAACGACAATTGCCAAACAATATTTTGATCAAGAATTATTGTCTAAATCGACAGGTCCTGACGCAAGTAACGCAAGACTTTCAGGAAACTCCCAAGAAGCTGAAGAAGAGGCCGAAGAAGTTAAAGCGGTTGAGAAAGAAGTTCCTGAGGATGTTTTCTCGCTTGGATGGCAAAGTACTTGGCTCGGAGACTATTTATCTTTCTCGAATGGGTGGATTTATCATACAAAGATTCACTGGATGTATATGCATCCAGACACTAAAGATGGTGCTTGGGGCTACGTCACAAACTATGGATGGATATGGTCAAGCCCCAGAGTATATCCTTATTTTTACTCCAATAATACTAAAGAGTGGATATATTTTAATTAGTATTTTTTTTACTTTTTATTCTTTTAATTTCATCCGGTAATATTTTAATTACCTTATCTGTTTTATTGTCCATCATTAACTCTGCCGGAGTTGATCCATTTAATTTAGCATTTTCCGACTTAAGCCAGCATGTTGATTGGTAAGAATTTAAGTTTTTACTGAGTAATTGTAGTATGGATTTTTGCGACATCAACTTATATTACACTAAAATGATTTTTTTTAAAATTTAGAAGGTGTATATATATGCATGGGGCCCATCATTAATACAATTATTGGAGCAGGAATAAAGCTTGCCTGCAACCTGATCAATTCTTGGCTAGAGCAAAAAAGGCAAGACCAGTTGGCTATCGCAGCGAGAGACGACAAGATGCTTCAAGCCTTGATTGATGGGCAAGCAAAAAGCTCGAGCGACCCTTTTGTTAAAGTCACAAGAAGAATATTGTTTATGAGCATAACTTTTACGATGTGTTTTCTGATGATATATTACGCAATGAATCCTCACATAGTATATAATATTATTGTCCCCAAGGGAGATGGGGCAAAATGGGGGTTCTTTAGTTGGATATTTGGAGGGAAGGAGTGGGAGATGGTTCAAATGACTGGAGGTTTAATGCTTGCATCTTTTATGGATCTTTGTTTTATGGTTGTGGGTTTTTACGCTATTCCCAGCAAGAGAAGATGAGGAGTTTATTTCTCATTACCTTTTTGTTATCTTCCTGTGGAGTTGGCAAGGTTTACGAGATAAACCCAATACCTAAGCACGCTATTTCCGCCAAAATCGAGAATGCAGACAAAAATAAAAACATAAAATTTTCAGCTAATAAAAATGAAATATTGGAACCTAATAAGTACGATTACAGAGGGCCTACTTTGTGGTTTTCTGTTATTTTGTCTTTCGTACTTCTATTTTCTTCTTTTTTAGCGTACATTCTTAATAAAAAATGGAAACAGGATTAAACTTTATTACCGTGATTACCGGCCTTATATCTGCAGCTACAGCTCTTTTTGGCGTCTGGATTAAATATAAGATTGACGAAAAAAAACATAAACAATTAAATTACGACCCATCTGCCCATAGTAATGTGATTACTGCGCTGCAATATATAGCCCGTGAGACTTGCGCGGATAGAGCTTACATATTAGAGTTTCATAATGGAGAGCAGTACTTTTCTGGGAGGGGGCAGCAAAAACTTAGTTGTACATACGAGATTGTTGGAGACGGAATAAGTGTTGAATCCCAAAACCTACAAAACCTAAGAATTTCAAATTTACATGGATTAATGAATTCAATTTCCTGCGAGCAAACTTTTGAGTGCGTTGATGTAGGCGAATTCAAAAAAGATTTTTCTTTCAGGTCTTTTCTTGTGCAAAAGGGGGTAAAAAGTATGTTCGCCCGCCCAATTAAAACGTTAAACGGAAAAATTATTGGAGTTATTTGTATTGAATACGTTAAAGAAAAAAGAAAATGGAGCAAGGACTCTGAAGATTTCATAAGAAAACAATCAAGGGTTATTAGCGGTTATTTGATATAATTTTTTTTAAAGCTATAATATATTATTATGGCTTTTTCTTATTGTCCACATTGTGGTTTCAAAAACATGTACTCCCTCCAGCCTCCGAGTTTTTGCGGTGGCTGCGGTGAGGGGTTGAAGATATTATCTGCAGCAAAACAAACGCCGTCTACTCCAAGCAGCCTAAAAAGGCAGCTACCAAAGAAGAGAAGACCTATTCCCGCTCAAGATGATGATCCTGAGGGCTTGGATATATATGAGGTTCCAAATATATCAAAATTATCTTATTCAATAGAAAGAGATACCAATAAATTCAACCTAAAAGACATAATCCCTGTCGAGCAATTTCAAGAATTCCAGGAAGACACAAAAACAAAAAAAACAAAGCAGAAAAAAGCTCGTGGACGACCAAGAAAAAACTAATTTTACATACGAGGACAAGTCTTTAGAGATAGATTTAGAAATAAAAAAAAGACGAGGCAAGTGGTTTCTTGATTCTTTGGCTTGGTTTGACTTTGAGGATGTAGAGCAAATAATTCGAGCTCACATACATAAAAAATGGCATCAATGGGACCAAAGGAGGTCTTTGAAACCTTGGATAAACAAAATCATAACGAATCAAATGAAAAACATTTTGCGAAATAATTACAGCAATTTCGTTCGACCTTGCTTGAACTGTCCGTTCAATCAATCTTGCGCCACTAAAGACGGAGGCGAAGCTTCCTTATGTGGTTTTACCAAAAGCGGACTTCAGGATTCTTCTTGCCCATTATATGCAAAATGGGAGCGCACCAAAAAATCAGCATATGGAATAAAAATGGCGCTTACTCTAGAAAATCATTCCAACGAAGTTCAGGCTATGGAGGATACTAATTTTAGTATCGTAGACGCCCAAGGTAAGTTGAATTTCTTTATGGAAAAAGAACTCTCTGAAAAGCAATTTTTAGTTTACAAGTTATTATTTATAGACAATAAAGATGAGGAAGAAGTTGCTGTAGAAATGGGCTATAAAACTTCCGAGAAAGGAAGGAAAGCTGGCTACAAACAGATAAAAAATCTAAAGAAAATATTCAAGCAAAAGGCGCAAGAGATATTGGATAAAGAAGATGTAATCCCTGATACAGATGTCCTAGCATGGAGTTAACAGAAGAGCAAAAAAGAATAGTATCTGAGAACGGATCAACCATTAGCGACCTGACAGAGCTAACTAAATTAGCTTTTCCTGGGGAAGATAATATAGATGGAAGAAGCAAGCAGGGTAGGGCTGTTAGAGCTTTTATGGTTGCCGAGGGAATTGATTATAACACAAAACATGTATACCCAAAGGATGATATAAAATTATCAGACGCTCAGAAAGAATTTGTTTGCAATTCTTCTCGAGACGGAATGAATGCATTGCAAATCGCTAGCGTATTATTTCCGGAGACAAGGGTAACAAGAAATTCAAAAGAATATGATTGCATTTTACAGTACATAGAAAGTCAGGATTCGTTAGATTTACACCCCTCTGAAAACGCAGTAAATAGAAAATATTCTGCACCAAAGGCGGTAAGTAAAATTATAAAAAAAATCAACGATTGTTGCCAAAAAAATATCGACGAGGGAAAGCTAAATATAGGGCAAAAAAAAGCTATAGAATCACTGGGCGCTTTTTTGTCTTCACCAAGATTTACTCAAGTTATAAATAATTATGACAGCATGGAGGATAGAGACTTGTTTGAAGCGGAATTTGTAAGAGCCACTTGGGATAAACCTGACTTAAGTAATGATGAGATTAATTTGTATATCAATGTTTGCATGGATTATATTCATTTAAAAAATATTCAAGGAGCAATGAGTAAATTAAATAGAATGTTTAATGATGCAGAAGATCAGCAAGACCTCACCGTTAGGCTCGCTGAACTTTTAAAAACAAAAAGCGAAGAGTATAATCAATGCGAAAAAAGGATGGAGTCTTTAATTCAAAAACTCCAAGGCGACAGGTCAAAAAGGGTGTCTTCCCAACAAAAACAAAATTCTAGCATATTAGCTCTAGTTCAACTATTTCAAGAAGAGGAAGAGAGGAAGGTCATGATAAAGATTGCCAATATGCAAAGAAAAGCGGCAAAAGAAGAAGCTGATAACCTTGAGTCCATGCCAGACTGGAAAGCCAGGGTCCTGGGGGTATCTAAAGACGATGTCGTTTAATGAAGGAAAATATTAATTTTATTTGTAAGGTATGTTCTAAAAGTTTTACTTCAGAAAAAGGTCTTCACGCTCATTTAAAATCTCACAAAATGATACTTGCAGAGTATTATACAAAATATTATCCTCGTTATAATTTATTGACTAAAGATCCCTTACCATTCAAAAATAAGGATGATTATTTTAATAGAGACTTTTCTACATACGAACAATTGATAAAATGGTGTGAAAAAACAGAACCTTCACAGGTGAAAGAATATATAATTAATTTATTAAAAAATAGAGTTGCCGCGAAAGGCTTGAAGGTCGCTCCTTGTCATGTAGAGTTGAAAACGAATGATTTGCCTGAGATTGACATATTTCAGGAGTATTGTGGTTCATATACTGCCGCTTGCGAGGCTGCAGGCGTCAACCCAATGTTTGGAAAGAGGTTGCCTGAAGTTTTTAAACAAAATATAGATCCTAATATAAAAATTTTTATAGACACACGTGAGCAGCAGCCTTTAACTTTTCCAAATTCAGAATCTATGAAATTAGAGTTTGGGGATTATGCAGTAGGGGGAGATGATTACGATTATACTTATGTGGATAGAAAGGGAGAGCAAGACTTTAAGTCAACGCTCAGCAAAAACAATCTTGAGCGATTTGAGTACGAATTACAAAGAACAAAAGATTTTGATAGTTACTTATTTATTGTAGTCGAAAGTGACTTAAGGCAAATAGAATTAAATAACAAGAGGGGGGCTCATAAATCTAATTTAAAATATATTTATCATAATATGCGAGTCCTAAGTCATCAATTTTTGGGTCACTGCCAGTTCATATTTACAGGAAGTAGAAAAAAATCAGAAGAGATTATCCCCAAGCTTTTAAAGCTCGGCAAGAAACTTTGGAACGTTGACTTGCAATACTATATAGATAGGGGGATAATATAATGGCTTGGGAGATTGGAAACCAAAAATCAAGAAGCGAGGATCAGGATTTCAATAAAAAACTTTTCGAGATGAAAGGTTATTTGGAAGAAAGGGAAGCTAAAATATTACTGTATAAATTTTTAAGAGAAAATATAACTTTTACGACAGATTTAGTTTCTGGGGTTAAACTGTTTCCTTTTCAGCATATGGCTATCAAGGCCATGTTTGAAACTGATTATTTTATGGGGGTTTGGAGTCGAGGGATGAGTAAATCGTTTACAACTGCAATCTATGCATATCTTGATGCAATTATGAATCAAGGTGTTGAAATCGGCATACTCTCGAAATCTTTTCGTCAGGCAAAAATGATATTTAAAAAAATAGAAGATATAGCCTCTAAGCCTGAGGCTATGTATCTTTCCCAGTGCATAACTCATAAATCAAAAAGTAATGATGAGTGGTTGCTTGAAATTGGGAGTAGCAGGATTCGGGCGCTACCCCTCGGAGACGGAGAAAAGCTTCGAGGATTTAGGTTTCATAGAATTATTATTGACGAGTTTGCTCTTATGCCAGAAAGAATTTATAATGAGGTTATCATACCTTTCTTGAGTGTGGTTGAAAATCCGACTCAAAGGGAAGAGCTTTACAATTTAGAAACAACCTTGATAGAAAAAGGAGAAATGGCTGAAGACGATCGTCATATATGGCCAAACAATAAATTGATAGCTTTGTCATCTGCAAGTTACAAATTCGAGTATATGTATAAAGCATATGAGCAGTTTGAAAATTTAATACAAACTGGAAGCACTAAACAATCTGAGGCTCACAGAGTTATTATGCAATTTAGTTATGACTGCGCACCCAAGCAGTTATACGATCAAAACCTACTTAATCAAGCAAAATCTACAATGAGTCAAAGTCAATTCGATCGAGAGTTCGGTTCGATTTTTACTGATGATAGCAGCGGATATTTTAAAACTTCAAAAATGGCAGCCTGCACGCTAAAAGATGGAGAAAATCCCCATATAGAAGTTAAGGGCGAGCCTGATCAGAAATATATTCTTGCATTCGACCCAAGTTGGGCGGAGAGTGAAAGTAGTGATGACTTTGCCATGATGATAATAAAGCTTAATGATGAAAAAAGAATTGGAACCGTAGTTCATAGCTACGCTTTAAGTGGAACAAATTTAAAACAACATATATTTTATTTTTATTATTTATTAACACATTTTAATGTTGTAAGTATTATTGGAGACTATAATGGAGGTGTTCAATTCATAAATGCTGCAAATGAAAGCAGTTTGTTTAAGAAGAATAAAATGAATATCAAATGCTTGAATACAAATTTTGATGACCTTGAGCATTATCAACAAAAATTAATAGAAGGAAAAAAAGAATATAATTTAGAAGATAAGACTATATGCTACCTGAGAAAACCAACCAGTCAATGGATTAGGTTAGCAAACGAGCTTCTTCAAGCTAATTTTGATCATCGCAGAATATTTTTTGCATCAAGGGCTATTGACGACGCTTATAACGAACAAAGACAAAAAAAGATTCCAATAGATAAAATCGAATTCCTCAAAACATCTCAATCTCAGGAAAAGCAGACCAACTCTGCAAAAATGATAGATTTTGTTGAGCATCAATTTGATATGATGAATTTAGTAAAAACGCAATGTTCGCTGGTGCAAATAACAACCTCCTCTTCGGGAACTCAAAGTTTTGACTTGCCATCAAGCTTAAGGAGGCAGACTGGACCAGAGAAAGCTAGGAAGGACAGTTATTCAGCGTTGGTGCTTGGAAATTGGATGGTTAAGCTTTATTATGACATGATGGATTCAAAAATAGAAAATGTATCTGCAACCTTTACTCCCATGTTTATAAAGTGAGTGTATTAAACTGAAATGTCTTTACCTTACAAATACACAACGAAGTTCGACAATGTTATTTGCGCGTCAAGCCAAATGCAAGAATCGCAAATTAGTGAAGCTTCTATAGAATCTCTGCGGCCATTAATTCCCTCTGAAATAAATTTAGATAAAAATATAGATCTTCTGGGCGTCGCATTTAATGCAGCTGTAGTAAATAAATTTAATAAAAATGGAGATGGAATTGATAGTTCTGCAGCCGTAAGAATAAAAGATTACTTCGTTCATAAGCCCACTAATATTGAGCACGATAGAGATAATATTGTTGGACATATTGTATCCGCTGGATTTTCAAGAAAAGATGACTCAACATCTTTAATGACTGACGAAGAAGCATTGGTTGAAGAAGGAACTTATAATATCGCTTTGGCTGCAGTAATATACAAAACTGCAAGCAAAGAGTTTGCGGATTTAGTGGAAAACTCAACAGATCCTGACAGCGATTTTTTTCACACTGTTTCTGCTAGTTGGGAAATAGGTTTCAATGATTATGTTATTTCTGTTGGCGGGGATGATCTTCACGAATCAACAATTATCGATGACCCTCAAGAAGTAGAGGCTTATTCTCCATACTTAAAATCTTTAGGCGGTAAAGGCACTCTTCGCGACGGAAGAAAAGTTAATAGATTAATTGTTGGAGATATTTATCCTCTTGGAATTGGATTCACCTCTAACCCCGCTGCAGATGTAAAAGGTTTAGTAACGCAAGACGTAGAATTAAAAACTGAAGCGGATTGCAGGCCAGACCCAATAAATAAAATTTTAACAAAGAGTAAAAAAATTTCCCATTCGAAGGAAGAAAATGTACTAAACAAAGAACCTAATACAAATATTATGGATAAAGATCAAATCATCAATGAATTCCGAGCAGCTTTAGACGAAAAGCTTGGCAAGCAAGATTTCTCTGAGGAAAGTGTCGCAAGCATTTCTAAAGTGTTTATCGAGGCTATCCGCGAGAAAGGCGAACAGTATGTCGCTGACCTTGAAAAAGCTAAAGCTGAAAAAGAAGAGGCTGTTCAGGCTCAAAATTCTCTTCAAGAAAAAATGTCAGAAGTTGAAGAGCAACTCGCATCAACCCAAGAAAAACTTGAGACTCTTGAAAAGGAAAATGACTCCAGAGAATCAGAAGTTCGTTTTAACTCTCGCATGGAGTTATTAAACGAAATTTATCAACTTGATGACGACGATTCTAAAATTGTCGCCTCTGAACTTTCTTCTCTTGACGAAAGCGAAGAATCATTCGCTCAATACCAAGAAAAACTTGCAAAAGTGTGGAAGCATAAAAATAAAGAATTTATCGCTGTAGAACAAAAAGCTTTTGAAGATCGCGTAGCTCAAGAAGTTGAAAAGCGCATTTCAGAAGCCTCAGAAACTTCTCAAGAATCTGAAATTTCAGAAACAGTAGAAGCTTCTGAAGCTCAAGCAGCTGAAGAAACGCAAGAAGATGAATCTGCAGACGAAGTTTCCGAAGCTTTAGATTCATTAGAAGTTGAAGAAGCAGCAGTTGTTAACAACAACGAAGCTTCTTCTCAAAAAGATTCTTTACGCGAACGTTTCGCAAAAACTTTCAAAGAATCTGTTAAAATTTCATATTAATATATAATAGAAAAAAATTATGGCAAAAAGAATACTACCATACCGAGACTACAGTGAACATGATGTTGTGAATATGTTCGCCTTAGACGTTAGCGGCAAAACTCTTTCGAGTTTCGTTTCTAATGGAAGCGGCGACTTCGACGCAGGCGTCGTTGTTACTGTAAGTGCGGGAGCTCTACCTGGTGAGGTTTCCGAATTGCGCAGCTCTACTCCAGATAATCTTCGTGATTATCTTGGTGCTAGTTTTAGCAATGCGCATATTGGATTCAACGGATACCCCGCTAATACAGGTATGACTGTTGCTCCTGCTGATGGCTCCACAAGAGCTCTTGGAATCACACTTCGTGAAACCTTGGCTTTTGACGAAAATGGAGAAAAGATGATATCTTATAAACAAAAACTAGACGAAGCACAAGGCGTACTTCCAGGTCAATCAGTTCCTGTTTTGACTAAGGGCCTTGTTCTTTTAGCTGGATCTGCATTTGCAGCCGCTCCTTCATTGGGGGACGATTTAGAAGTTTCTGCTACTGCAGGAAAGCTTAAAAAAGCGTCTTCAGGCACCGTTGTCGGTTCTGTACTCGCCATTGGGGAAGAAAGCGACGACTCGTCCAGCAAGAAATACCTCTGCAAAGTTAGCTTCTAACATAAGGAAATTTAAAATGAAAATTACTTTAGAAAGAACACCCGAGCAAGTCGAGCTTGTAAAAGCTATGGCTTCGAAAAATAGAGACGTTTCTTACGAAGCTCAAACTGCATTGGCCGAATTTATCGGACCAGTTTTGGCAGAGGTCGTCAATAGCGCCCCAACTGTAAGCAACATGTTCTCCTCTCTTCAGTTTAACTCTGACGAAAGCCCAAGTATTCCATTGGACCTTTATCATGATATTACTGACGAAGACTACATCCAGGTTTGGAGTCAATCAGTTCCTGGCGGGCTTCCTACAAATCAAGTTGCTCCTTCGCAAAGCGAGCTTAAGTTCACAACTTATACTCTCGATAGCGCATTGAGCTTCGACAAGCGCTACGCTTCTCGTTCAAGGCTTGATGTTGTGAGTAAAACATTCACACGCATGGCGCAAGAAATCCTTCTTAAACAAGAAAAGACTTCTGCAACTATGATAATGACCGCTCTTGCAAATGCTTCGACAAACAGTGAGCAGCACGTAATTCGTTCTGCTCAGGCTGGAAGATTCCTTCTTTCGGACTTGAACAAGCTTTTTACTAAAGCTAAGAGAATCAATACCTCTTGGAATGGTGGAACGCCTGCAGAACGCCGTGGTCGTGGAATTACAGATTTACTGGTTTCCCCTGAAATCGTAGAAGAAATTCGCGGTTTAGCTTATAACCCAATTAACACAATTGGCGGAGCTGGTGGAGCACCAACTGCTGGAGACGGAATCGCTGGTACAGATACTATGCGCGACGCAGTTTTCAATAGCGCAGGAATCCCTGAGTTCTACGGAGTATCCATTCAAGAGTATAATGAAATGGGTGAAGGGCAAAAATGGAACACTGTTTTCAGTACTGCTGCTGGAGCAACTACTTACGCAGATAACTATTCAGTTCCTGCTAACGGTGGTACAGCTCAAGCAATTCAAGGCACTGAGCAAGCTATTGTCGGCGTTGACTTGTCACGTGAATCTATGATTCGCGCAGTCGCCACCGACTCCGAGTCCGGAGATGAGTTTTCTCTTATCGCTGACGACCAATTCGTAACACGTCAATCTAAGATCGGTTACTACGGCTCTCTTGAAGAGGGTCGCATGATCATCGACGATCGAGTGCTACTTGGTCTTATCGTTTAATTTTAATAGAATTAACGTTTTATAAAAGTCCACCTCAGGCAACTGGGGTGGATTTTTTATTTAAAATCATTATTATATAGTGTATTAATACACAAAGGAAAAAGGTACAAATTATGGCAAACAAAAAAACAACAAAAAAATCGAGCAAGTCTGTCGCAAAAAAAAGCGCAAAACTTGAAGATCTAAACCAAACAACAGGAAAAAGCTACGAAGATAAAATTTCTAGAGCTAGGGAATTAGAAGATATATTAGGGGTAAAGAAAATAAGCCCTTTTAAGACTAACGATAAAAGAATATTTAAAGAAATGTTAGAAGACATGAACCTGACTGACCTTCAATCTTTCGCTGTAAAAGCTGGAGTGTTTCCGTCTGGAAACAAAACCGTTTTAAAGAATAAAATCAAAAGAGCTTTTGAGTCAAGCCTGGTTGGCCAAGGAAGTGTTCAGGTGATGGGGGAGCCCATCAAGCTTGACCCAAACAACCCAAAGCATAAGGAAGTTCTTGATTACCTAGGAGGTTAAAATGGCCCACCCACCTATTAATCCACAAACGAATATCGGAAAACTTGCCGTAAATCTTTACGATCAAGATTTAGGGTTTCATGCCCACGGAACACAAAGAGATGTGGATATCGGATTAATATCTGGTTGGCTAGAGGGGCACTTAGGGGAGCTCAACACTTTAATATTCACTTCGTTTAGCGGAGACAACCCAGACGGACTAATGCTAGAAGAGCAGACTATATTGAGCGAGATGTATTTATCTAACTATAATAGAAAAGCGGAAAGAAACGCTTTAAGAAAAATGGATGGAGATGGTAAAACTGCAGGTTGGATAATGATTCAAGAGGGAGATTCTGTAATTAAAAAACCAAACACCCCCACGCCTAAATATTATCATGATGCATATGTGGCCTCACAAGAGAGGCTAAAAAACTTAATATATGCATATAATCTATACGGAGCAAAGCCAAAACAAGTCTCTGGGAAAGACTCGCCGACAGAACAAGAATAAATTTACAAAATACAATGAAAGAAAAAATGAACGAAACAAGAGCAGATTCAATCTATAAAAAAGCAAAATCAGAACTTTTTCACATTTGGAAAAAAGCTAGATTACTTTACGATATGATCAGCGAAGAAAGGGAGCTTCCTGATTCAGTAAAGAAGAATATCACTTCTGCATACGAAGCTATTGATGAATCAATAAGGTATATTGAATATGAGGATATATTTCCTAGTAAAAAAGAAGATCTTGAGAAAGATACGGATAATAACTTTTTGACAAATCAAGATAAAAGATACCCAGTTCCAGTCAATTCAGAAAGCGGCGATCAATTTGTGACTAGGTGTATTCTAGACGCTAACATGAAAAAAAGATACCCAGTTCAAACGGACAGGTTCCAGGCTTGCATGCAAGTCTTTAACTCGTCCAGAAAAAAACCAACTTCTGGCCAAAACCCCGGAGAAAAGTTTGAGGACCCAATGGAGCCAAGATCTCCCGAAGTGAGTGACCCAATTAAACCTATTCTTCCTTGATTTTGTAAGTAATTTCGCCTTTATTTATAAAGAATTTTATTGATTGGTTTTCTGTAAGCTCTTTACTTAAGAGAAGCGTGGATAGTTTATTTTCTATGTTTTTTTGAATTAATCTTTGTATGGGTCGCGCTCCCATTTTTTCTTTTTCAGCTTGTTCTGATATGTGCTTGTTTAACGATGGAGTTAGCGATATATTTATATTTTTGATTTTTAGTTTTTCTTGAATTTTGTTCATTTCTAACTTGGTTATCTGCATCAATTCTTTAATGCTGAAATTGTCAAACATAATAATCTCATTTAATCTATTTAAGAACTCAGGCTTAAAGAACGACCTTGAGTTCTGTCTTTAAGTTTATCTTTGGCCACGTGACTCAGTAGAGGCTGCTCCCCCAAAACCAATATCGACGGCTTAGCTGCTTTTTCTCCACCTATATTCCCAGTTAGTATTATTATTGCATTATTGAAATAAACTTTTCTGCCAGAATTATCAGTTAAAAATCCTTCTTCTAAGATTTGTAATAAAATATTTAATACTTCTGGGTGAGCTTTTTCAATTTCGTCAAATAAAATTACACTATAAGGATTTCTTCTTATTTTTTCTGTCAGCTCTCCCCCTTCTTCATAACCTACATACCCTGGTGATGCACCTGTTAATCTACTAGAGGATATTTTTTCGGAGAATTCACTCATATCTATCTGTATTAAAGAATTCTTGCTTCCGTATACAAATTCAGCTATACATTTTGCTGTATGCGTTTTTCCTGTTCCACTTGTACCTACAAGAAGAAAACTTCCAACAGGCTTACCTGAGTCTTGTAGTCCAGATTTAGACCTTAAAATAGATTCTGAAATTTCTTTTATTGCTGTTTCTTGACCGATAATTCTTTTTGATAAATTTTTAAATAAACCTAAGACTTTTTCCGAATCTTTTTTAGATATTTCATTTACCGGAATTCCAGTTCTGGCTGATAAGACTTCGTATATATCATTAGGTTTAACTAGAATTTTATTCTTCATAATCTTTGCAGACCATTCAGAGATAACCTTATCATACTCTTCTAATAAATCTAATTGACGATCTTCTAACTCAAGATATGAATTGCCTGAGCTTTGCAGTTTAGATTCTTCTAAAGCTAAAGTTTCTAATTCTTTTTCAATATCTTTAGCAAGTTGAGGCCTTTCGATGTTTTTGATTTTTACCTTTGAGCCTGCCTGATCCATAATATCAATTGCTTTATCAGGAAATTGCTTGTCTAGAACATATTTATTCGCAAGCTTCACAATTAGCTCAATTACTTCCTCTGAGTAATTAACACTGTGGAATGATTCGTATTTAGATTTAAGACCGTTCATAATTTGCAATGTTTCTTCTGTGTTTGGCTCTGAAACTTTAATCGCTTGAAATCTTCTATCTAACGCTCCATCTTTCAAAATGCTTTTTTTATACTCGTTTTGAGTTGTCGCTCCAATGCATTTTATTTCTCCTCTAGCTAATAAAGGTTTTAATAAGTTTGCAGCGTCCATACTTCCTTCGGCACTACCCGCGCCAACTAAGGTATGGATTTCGTCGATAAAGAGGATGATATCTTGGTTTTTCTTTACTTCTTCGATGATACCCTTTAGTCTCTCCTCAAACTGCCCTCTATACTTCGTTCCGGCGATTAAAGAGCCTAAGTCTAAGGAATATATAACCTTGCCAAGTAAGAAATCGGGGGCTTCAGATTTAACTATTTTTTGGGCTAAGCCTTCTACTATAGCCGTTTTTCCAACCCCTGGCTCACCGAGTAACACCGGATTATTTTTAGTTCTTCTGCATAAAATTTCACAAACGCTAGAAACCTCTTCTTCTTTCCCTATTATTTGATCAAATTTACCTTGAATCGCAAGGAAATTAAGGTTTAGCGCATGTTTTTCTAAATTCTGAAGGCTAGTGTCTTTCACTTTTGGCTTAGGGGTTGAATAGTAAGGTTTTTCTTTTTTTTTGGTCGTATGGTCTTTAGAAAGATGCAGGTACTCTCTAACCTCTGATATAATATCTTCTTCTGACGCGTTAAAAGATTTAAAAAAGCTAGGAATTGAAGAATCTTCAAATTTCAATAAAGCCAAAAGAATATGCTCTAAACCTACATATTCATGCTCTAGCTTTTCGCTTATTGAGGCTGAAACTTTTAGTATGAGATGGAAATCTTCACTATAAGAAGGGGATTCATTCCCTTTGGGGTAAAACTCTAAGTTTTGAAGCCCAATTGATAGTTCATCTTCCACTACTTTTTTAAGTTGTTCTTGATTAATGTTTAATAAATATAATATTTCGCTTAAAATTCCTGCATTTAATTTTACCATTCCGAAAAATAAATGCTCTATTGATACGAATTCGCTTTGATACTTTTTGGCAACTTTTTTAGCTTCGTTTATCGCTTGCTGAGCGCGCGGCGTAAAGTTAGGTTTTGGAGTCATCTTCATCTTTTACACCTGTTTCACTTGACTTCAGACATTTTCATGTATATCTTTTCGTCCATAATTTTTATCGAGTCTAGAAATATTATATCCTCCGCCTTTCTTCCGTAAGCCACTACAATATTTTTTTTAGCTGGAGCTTTGCTGTTTTTTTCAAAATACCTGTCGTAGAAATTACCCCTTCTTGAGTTTAACAACATGGCGCTGTACCTCCCGTTTTCATCTGCAATTTGAAGCTTAATATATTTATTACCGTTTCTCGAAGTAGCCTTTAAGCAGTCTTCTATAACTCCGATAAACTTACCTGTCTCATCTAAATTCATAAGTTCCAAGTCAACAGAATCTTTTAAATCTTTAAAAGTATCGGTAAAACAAGACTTTAGCCTTGAGCTATGGCTATATCCTAAAAGTTCATTTTCGAAATACCAATTGGCGAATGTTTCATACCTTTTATTTTTATCGTAAATTGATTTATACAAGTCGTATTTCTTTTTAAATGTTTTAAACCTTGACTCTTTCATTAATGGCTTTCCATCTTCTCCCACCATGGATTGGTTTTTAGCATCCGATATGCAATTTAGTAATTTAAAATCATATTCTTCACCTAATAGGATGAAGTTTCTCTTCTCTCTTTCCGTTAAAAGGTTAAATGCCTGCGCCTCGAGGGCCATAAGCGATCTGTTTGAACCCTTACTCTCTAAGGCTCCTGCTTGAATTAGGGAAGATAGTATTCCAATATTCAAACCAGCCTGCTTTGCTGCTAAAAATATATCGTATTTATTTGGAGTTTCACTCGATCGAAAGTCTCTTAGTGATTGTAAAGATTTCTCGCTAACTCCTTTTATGCTATTTAATCCAAACCTGATGTCCTTACCCTCTATCGAAAAATCCATTTTTGATTTAGCTAAATCTGGAGACAGCAGTTTGATTCCAAAGTTAGAAAGCTCCTTGGATATCGAGGAGATTTCTTCTTGAGGGGCTGGCTCATATTTGGTCATCCTAAGTAAAGATATAAAAAACTGCTGTGGATGTTTAAATTTTAAATAAGTAGTCCATGCCGCAAGAGTCGCATACGCCAAAGAATGAGATTTATTAAATGAATAGTTTGCGCTGTCTTCTGCGACACTCCAAAGGATATCTCCCACTTCAGTCGGTAAATCATTGTCGATTATTTTTTGCTGAATCTTAGCTTGCCACGCCGGCATTTGATCAATTTTCTTTTTACCTACAATTCTTCTCAATTGTTCAGACTCATCCAAGGTGAAACCAACTTTTACCGCCATTTGCATAAGTTGCTCCTGATAAAGCGGAATTCCTCCGGTATAATCAAGAACATCCCTAAAAAATTCATGAATAACCTGAGGTTCTTCAGTTTGCGAATATGTGGAATAAGAATCCAAGAAGTCTAAAGCTCCTGGTCTGCCAATTGCAACTACTGCGCTTAATTGCTCAAGGTCTCTAGGTTTTATTTTTTTACAAACTCTAAAATTTGTATCAGACTCCAATTGAAAAAGTCCATGCGGAGATTTGAGAGATTGCAAGGGTTTGAAAATATCAGGGTTATTTAAGTCCAGCTCGGATATATCTTCTTCGATATTTTTGCATACATCATATATAACGCTAAGGGTTCTGAGCCCTAAAATATCGAACTTAACCATTAATTCTGAAACCCAGTTCATATCGTAACCCGTAACCAATGCTCCATCATTAGTTTTTTGCACGGGGCAAATATCAGTTATTGTATCAAAAGAAATCGCAATACCACTTGGGTGTACTCCTGTGTTTTTATTTAAACCTTCCAATTTTAAAGCTATTTCAAAAACTTCTGAATTCTCAGCTGACCATTCTGCGAATTTTTCACTTTCAATTATCGCAGTAGATATCGGTACGACAACTCCAAACTTTTTTGGAATATTTGAGCTAACTAAATTTACATCTTGCTCTGATAATTCACCCACAATTTTACCACACTCTTTAACACAAAGCTTTCCGCTTAAGGTGTTTAGGGTTAATATCTTCGCGGTTCTAGAGGGGTGCTTTCTTTCGATGTATTCTATAACTTCTATCCTTCTTTCGTATGCAATATCATTATCAACATCAGCTAATAAGCTTCCATCTAGGTAAGTTACTCCATCTTGTTCTATTTTCTTCGCTCTGCTTTTCGATACAAATCTTTCAAAGAATAAGTTATACTTAACGGGATCTACGTCTGTAACGCCAATTAAATAAAGAACAAGCGAACCTGCCGCAGACCCTCTTCCTGGGCCAGTAGGAATATCGTTTTCATGGCAGAAATTAATAATATCCCAATTCAAAAGAATATAATCAATAAAACCTAGTTCATTTAATATTTTTAATTCTGATTTTGCACGATCAAAATAATCTTTTTTATTTTTATATTTATCTATTCCTTTATCGTATACTCCTTTATGGCATAGCTTACGAAGAAAGTCGTAATTAGATATGGTATTATCTGCTTCGAGAATATCATAATACTTTTGCTCGATTTCAATCTCAGGCAACCTTACGCCTGGAGGGCAACACTCTTTGTAATCTGTAAATTGATCTATAAAACTCATACTTCTATCTCCCATATCATTTTCTTAAAAACTTCATAATTAACTCTAATGTCATATAATGCGTCATGTAATTTGGTTGCGTCAAAAGGAACGTCAAAGTCCTTGCAGCACTGTTTAAGGTTGCAGGAGAGCCCTCTTTCAATTAAATGGTTTAATCTATACTGCCAGGCTAGGAGGTTATCCTCTTTATTTAATTTAATTTGTTTTTTTACAGCCTTGGCTAGGCAGAGTGTATCGACTAACTGTTCTGAATAACTAAAATCAGACTTGGCTTTAGGGTCGATCAATTTTCTATGCAAATTATGCATATATACATCAAAGCCCAATAAATTATGCCCGACCTTAATATATGAATCGTCATAAAGATATTTTTCAAAATGCTCTAACGCTTCTTTTGGGTCAACCGCGTTCTTTTTATATTTCGCTTCAGTAAATCCCGTGATCTTTGCTGCCTCCGGCGAGACCCTTAAGTCATCCCACTTTAACCAATAATCTTTTTCTTCTACAATTTTACCGCCGTCTACAACCAAAAAAGCCAGTTGCCAAGGTTTGTTGTGGCCAGAAATTAAATTTAGATTACATGTTTCGTAATCAAATAGTAAATACTTTTGTTTCTTTTTGAATCTGAGTAATGTTTCTTTCATTTAGTTATTCTCTTTCCAGCTCTCAAAACAGAATTCGTCACTGCCGAAATGATCTAGGTTGGGTTTTGATAATGTTTTATTTCCAAATGTACGACCTGTTATACATTTGTATGTTTGTAAAGCTGATACATCTTTTTTATTTTTGTAATAAATGCTTTTTGTTAATTCTGTATTGAAGTTATTTTCTTTGCAGAATTTTAGCACATTCGCTCTTAGTAATAAATCAAACGGAAGGCCATTGTTCTCCAAAAAGAATGTTGGCTTCGTGAATGAGAAATTTGGCGTGCAGCTGCTAAATTTAATTGTATTATTAAATATGAACGAATCATAAAAAGGTATTGCGAGGGTTAAATTTTTATTGCTCCAGTGTTTTTTGAGAATTTTCTGATCAACCGCATTAAACGATTCCGAAAAAGCTTCGCTATATATTGAATTCAATAAAGTGCAACCTTCGGAGTTTTTTGCGAAGATAACTATTTTATGTCTGGATTTTACAGACTCTTCTTTTGGGTTTATTAATGCATTTTCGCACATATCCAACCTTAACCCAAAAACTAATTTAATTCCCATTGAGTCTGCTATTTTTTTTGCCTGAAGAAAGCCTGTTAGGGAATCTTCTACTAGGACAACCCTATCGAGATTATTATCTTTAGCTATAGAGAAAACGCTGTCAGATTTCCCTTCTTTATGATTAGATGGGTCATCTAGGGTTAGAATACTTTTTCCTATTGAGAAATGACTTTTAAATAATGGTAACATGTATACATTTTAGCAGAAATAAATTATATTGTCAAGCCTATAAACAAAAAAGCCGCCCGTAGGCGGCTGGCCATAACTAATAACCAAAATTAAAAATCGTCGTCAAGCGAGCCGCTTTGTTGGTACTCTCGAACCCTTCTCTCGAAAAAGTTGCCCATTGCTTGAACATCTACAACTTCACCCAACCAAGGGAAGGGGTTTTTATCGCTCGGAAACCTATAGTCTAATCCTATAGCTTCTAGTCTCCTATTACCTATGTAATGCATATAGTCAACAAACATATCCGCATTAAGCCCTAAAATTCCTGTAGGTAAAACGTCGTGAGCATAAGCGATTTCAAGCTCTACCGCTTTTTTCATATGTTCTACAAATTCATCTTGCATTTTCTTAGTCCAAATAGAGGGCTCTTGCTCAATAATTGTATTAATCACATAAGTTCCGAAAGCTATATGTGAGCTTTCATCTCTCAGTGTGTATTTTATTTGATCTGATATTCCTTGAAGCTTATTTTGTCTACCTAAGGCTAAGAGCATAGCGAACCCGCTAAAGAAAAAAGTACCTTCGCAAACAATCCAGTATGTTAAAAAATTTCTAAGTATTTCTTGTTTCCCTTCTTTTGTGTTTGCATTAAAATCTTGAGCGCTAATATCATTCGTAATCTGCATTAAGAAGTCGTCTTTAGCTTTGATACTTGGGATCGTTTCGTATGCAGCGAATACCTCTTCTATATCAAGGTCAAGGCTATCACAAATATAAACTACCGTAAGGTTGTGAAGGCTTTCTTCAAACGCTTGCCGCAGGATATACTGACGACATTCAGCATCCGTAACATAGCGAAAGGCAGATAACAAAAGATTATTACCAACCAAAGACTCAGATCCAGCAAAAAACCCAAGGCAGCGTTTAACAAGTAATTTTTCATCTTCTGTAATTTCATTATTTTTCCATTGTTTAATGTCGTTCTGCATGCTGATTTCTGTTGGCATCCAGTTATTTGCGCAACTTTTTAAAAATAAATCCCATGCGTATTTATGTTTATGTGGTAAAATTCTATTTACCCCCGCTATATCTTTAGTTAGTAATTTTCCTGTTTTATCTTCCATGTTTATAGTATATCATTATAATATAACGAAGTCAATGTTAAAAAAGATCAGTTATTGACAACTTTCGCAAGTTTCTCCATTTTTCATAGCTTCAATACTGCATGCAGAGGCTTCCGTTTCGTTTTCTGAATCTCCTGTAGATTTTTCAACTTTTGATGCTGCCCTATTTCTTAAGTAATAAGTTGTTTTTAATCCAGCTTCCCAGCAAGCCATATACATATCGTTTAAATATTTTAAAGACGTTCCTTTATTGTATAAATTAAAACTTATAGCCTGATCAATCCATTTTTGCCTGACCGAATTGCATTCTATTAATTTAAACATATCTCTATCAAAAGCTGTTTTGTATTTTAATTTTATCCACTCGGGCACCTCACCATTTAATACTGATAAATCTCCATCAGCATCTTTAATTAATTTTGAGTTGTTTGGGTTCCACAGCCCTTCTTTTTTCATATCATTTATAAAGTGTTGGTTGGTGATATAAAAATTACCGCTTTTGTTCTCATAAACAAAAAGAACAGAAAAATTAGGCTCAATACTTTGCTCTACTCCATTAATATAACCTATCGTTGCAGTAGGAGCGATAGCCATGACATTTGAGTTTCTCATTCCAAATTCACCAACGTGAGTCCTGATTTTTTCCCACTCATCAAAAGTTTGACCTTTGCCAGTAAGAGGCTTACCTGTAACGGACTGTTTAGGAGCTTTTTGTTTGCCCCTGTAAGCCATTAAGTTGTTGTAAGAATCAATTGGGAATACACCTTTGCTCCAGAGTGACCCTTCGTAAGTTTCGTATTGACCTCGCTCCGCAGCTAGTAATGAACTAGCATAAATTGCGTGCATAGAGTAAAACTCAAATAATTTATCATTAAACTTTGCAGCTTCGTCGCTATCTATATTTATATTAACTTTATGAAGAATATCGTGAAGAGCCATCATGCCTAGACCAATAGGGCGATGTCTTAAATTACTGTTTTCCGCCTCTTTTGTGGGGTAAAAATTAAGATCTATAACGTTGTCTAGCGCTCTGATTGCTGTATGAATTGTTCGCTCTAATTTTACATAATCAAGATCGGTTTCATCTTCATTTATGTGGTTTAACAAGTTAACTGATCCAAGGTTACATACTGCGGTTTCTCCAATTTCTGTTTTATAACCCTTGTTGTATTTTGAAGCTTTTGTGTGAAGGGTAATTTCTGTGCATAAATTACTGCTATGTACAACCCCTTCGTGCTGGTTTGTATAGCGCATGTTACATGGGTCTTTAAATGTAGCCCATGGATGAGAAGTTTCAAACAAAACTTTTAACATTTTTTTCCATAACTCTTTTGCGGGAGTTATTCTATAGTTTTTAATTAACCCTTCCTCTGCTTGGCTACAAAGCTCATTATATTTTTCGTCGAACTCAACCCCAAAACAATCGTGTAAATCAGCTTCTGTTGGGTCAAAGAAGTACCAAACATCTTCGTTTTGTACTCTTCTCATGAATTCATCAGGAATCCAAGATGCCGTGTTCATATCGTGGCACCGTAACCTGTCGTCTCCAGTGTTTCTCCGAAGGTTTAAAAAGTCTTCAAAGTCTAAATGCCAAGGCTCTAAATACGCACAGCCTGCGCCTGGTCGTTTTCCTCCTTGATTGACTGCAACAAGCAAGTCGTTGTAAATTTTTAACCAAGGAATTAAACCTCCAGAAATTCCATTTGTTCCCTTTATGTGAGAACCTGCAGATCTAAATGGGGTTACATCAAAGCCAAGGCCTCCGGCATACTTGCTTTTTCTAGCTTCCTGCCAAGCTCCATCAAAAATTCCATCAATACTGTCGTCAAAAGTGTTTAAATAGCAAGAGCTTAATTGAGAATGTGTTGTTCCGCTATTAAATAAAGTCGGGGTAGAAGATGTATACAAAAACTGACTAAACATATCATAAAACTTAATAGCCCACTCTTCTTTATTTTCTTCGTTAATTGCCAAACCCATCGCGACTCTCATCCAAAAGCATTGTGGGGCTTCCATTATTTTATCTTCATGTCTAATGAAATATCTATCGGTTAAAATTTGAATGCCTAAATATTTAAAAGATTGATCTCTCCTTATCTTTAAAGCTTCAGATAATTTATTAAGATCAAATTCAAGCATTTTAGAGTTAAGCTTTTCTAGCTTTACTAATTTTTTTACATTTTGTATAAAGCTTTTTCTATATTGAAGCTTGAACGTGTCTGAATCGACCCCCTCTTTAAAGACTTCTTTATATACGGTATTCAAAAGCAATCTTGCAGCAACAAAGCTGTAGTTCGGTTCTTTTTCTATTTTTTCTCTAGCAGAAAGGATTAAAGCTGTATCTATTTCGCTAGTCGTTATCTTGTCGAATAGTTGGAGTTGTGCATCTAGTAAAACCTCACTGACTGAGGCGTCTTCGATTCCCTCACATGCTCGTTCTACATTTGCGTTTATTTTTTCTACCAAAAAAGGTTGGAGTCTACCGTTTCGTTTTTTTACGTTGATATTCATATTGATGTTATTATAATAGCATTTTATTGACCAAGTGTCAACGCAAAACCTCTTATGTCAATAACTTTTACTTAGCTCAAGAGAACTAGGTTACACCTATAATTTTAAGACAGTATGTCGAAAAGGGGAGTTCCTTTGTTCGCTACAGTAAAAGGTCTTCCAGATGGGGAATATTGTACATCATTCAACTTTAAACCCAATAAGTAGCCTATTGTTGCATTTAAATCCTCGGGCTTAATTGGCTTTCCCTCTTTAGGAGATCTACCTTGGTCGTCTGCCTCTCCGTAAGAAAAGCCTCCTTTAACCCCTCCTCCAGCCATAAATGCGGTAAAGCAATATGGCCAATGATCTCTTCCGTCTCTACCATTGATATTAGGAGTTCTCCCAAATTCAGAAGTTAATACGACCAAAGTTTCATTTAATAAACCTCTCATTTCAAGGTCGATCAATAAAGCGCTCAAGGCTCCATCTATATCCGCACAATTTTCACCAACCCTATCGAAGTTATTATCATGGGTATCCCATCCACCCCTGGTCACTTCTACATACCTCACTCCGTTTTCAACTAATCTTCTTGCGAGTAAGCACCCCTGTCCGAAATTCGAAGCGCCGTATTGTTTGTGTATATTTTCTGGTTCTTTAGATATATCAAAAGCTTTTAAGTCTTGACTATTCATTAGCTTAATTGCGTCTTTGTATAAATCTGAATATGCTCTTATTTGTTTCTGAGGGAATTCTGTAGAGAAGTTTGTGTTCAACTTTTCTATCAAAGATATTCTTCCTTGAAAATGCTCTTTATCTAGATATCCCGCTAGTTTACTATTTGCAAGTCCTGACTTTGGGTTATTTATGGATAGTGGACCATATTTTGACTCAAGAAATCCAGCTCCCAGCCCTCCGCCACCAATTTTAATATTAGATGGAATTGTTTCGTTGATTGCTCCAGACAATTTAGATACCCAACTCCCAAAAGTGGGGTGAACTATAGTACCCCTTTTTAAGTAGCTCGTATGCATTAGGTAGCTAGCTTGCTCATGCGCTCCTTGGCTCGTTACCATTGTCTTGATTATTGATGCCTGATGCATTAATTGTGCAGTTTTAGGTAAATGCTCAGAAAGTAATATTCCGTCGGCGCTGGTAGCGATAGATTTAGTTGGCCCTTGAATATCAGGGCAATCAGGTTTAGTTCCAAAAGTATCTAAATGAGACATAGCTCCTGCCATGTTGAGATAAATCACATGCCTTGCAGAAGCTAATCTAGCCCCCACTTCAAGAGCTTGAGCATTGTTATGTATATAGGCTCCAGCCATAGGCATCAACCCAACGCCAAAACACGCCTTTGCCGCGTGTGCGATAAATTCTCTTCTTCCTAATTCATCTATATTATTAAAATTTGTTTTCATATATTTTTTCCTTTTATTATTTTATAAAGATGTATTCATGCGAATTTACTAAAGCCCATATTATTTCTTTATATATATCTTTTTTGTTTATTAGTGCGTCTTTGAATAATTTTAACTCTGCTATAGAGGGTTTTCTATTTAAAATAGATTTAAAACCGACTTTTATTTTATCATCTAATGTTTTTTGTTCTTTTATTAATTTTACTATCTCTGAGTTTTTATTGTTTATAACTTTTGTTTCAATAAAACCATTAATTAAATTAAGAACTTGTGTTGTTGATGGGTCTGTATTTGAGTTTTCAATTTGTTCACGATCTGAGCCTCCAAATTCTCTAACTATATGACCTACGGGAGCTGGAGAACTTAATTCTGATGCTCGAACGGAGTTTCTATCTTTTACGAAATTATTCTTATCTTGCTGTTTTTTCTGAGAATTAAATTTTTCTACGCAAGACTTACAGCAGAACGCAAGAGTTTCTCCGTTTTCGTTTAGCGCTAATAAAGTTGGGTCAATAGCTCGACCAGGTTTGATTGGGCAGTCTATATTAATTGGGTTTCCAAATTTTTGATTGGTCTTGGGTTTTTGCGTTTTATTTATTCGAGACAATAATTCTTCAAGCAGCCCTTCTCCTGTCATGCTAGAAAACCTCTCAAAATCCTGATAGCCTGAATTTTTTGGCTGAAGTCTTCGAGAGTCTATATCCTTAAAATTCAAAGAGACTAATGAATCCCACAGTTGCTCGCCACTCATCCTTTGCAAAATGGGGCCCTGATAGAAAAACGGAACTGCATTGAAAGATTGTTTTTCAACATTTGGTCCAGCAATCACCCATTCAACGCCCACTGGCATAACAGTATCTTTTTCGTCTCTAGGTACAATATCTCTAGAAACAGATTGTCTTTGAAAGGTTTTTGTGTTGTAAAGTATTCTTAAGAACTCCTTTATGTCAAAATTTAATGCAACCATAACTTTTTCTAAATGAAGCTGTAATACTGGATCTGTTGCCATAGTCTCGTCAAACATATTATCTATTGGCTCAATTAGAGCTAACCCAAAAACCTCTTTCCATAATCTATTAACAATGACAGATGTAAATCTTGGGTTTTTTTCTGACGCCAACCAGTTTGCGTATAGCTCTCTTGAGCCAGTACCTTTGGCAAGTTCTATTTCTCGACCAAAAAGAGTTTTTCCTAAAAGGGATTCGTTTGGTTTTGCGTTGTCGTATTGATAATCTTTAGGTAAATTGATTTTACCTGACCCTGGCTGATCTAGCCCCGCTTGCAATATATCTTGTATTGACCTTGAAGCATTTCTAACTTGAGGTACTTTTTGAGGCTCCCCAGCTTCCTCCAACCTTTTCTGTTCTTCTCTGACTAGTTTATTGAATTGGTTGAGATTGTCAACCCCTTTTCTTCTAAGATTTGTAGAACCACTGGTAAACGCAGCCATCTCATAAAATTCTTTTTGTGTCCATCTATCAAATGGATGATCGTGGCATTGCGCGCATTCTAAACTTGTGCCAAGGAAGATTCGGACGGTGTTAGCCATATTATCTAAAGGCATACCTGCATCTCTTGCAAAATAACCTACCCCTTCACTGCCTTTCTTCCATATAGGACCAGAAGAAGAGAGCATTTCTCTTACCCATTTATCATATGGTCTATTTTCAGATATAAATTGTTTGACATAATTTTTATATGGAATTCCTGATATTCTATTAGTTAATCTATCTTTTAATCTTAATATATCTGCCCAAAAGTTAAACCAATGACTATTGTATCCCTCGCTAGCTAATAAATCGTCTATGAGTTTTGTTCTTTTATTCTTGTCTCTATTTTCGATAAAGCTATTCACTTCCTTGTAAGAAGGTGTTCTGCCTATTATTTTTAGATACGCTCTTCTAGAAAACGAAGAATCATTAATTTCTTTATTAGGTCTTTGATTATAAGATCTTAATTTATTTTCGATTAGTTGATCTATGTACCTTGAATTTTTAATTAAATCTTGATCGGATAATGGTTTTTTAAATTTTGGTAAATTTTCGTGACCTGGGGCGAAGTTATTTTTCACATAAGCTTGATTGTCTTTTGTTAATAGTTTAAGAGGTATTCTAAAAAGTTGGAAGTCATCTTCTCTTTTGACAACAACATGCGTGCTGTTAGATTCTATTATTTCCCCTCTAATATTATTTCCATCATTAAAATATAAAACATCTCCAGAACAAAATAAAGATGATAAAATTAATAAAAATAAGTGTTTCATGATAAATAGTAAATAAAAGTAAGGATATTTACACACAAAAAAGCCGCCAAAAGGCGGCTTTTCGTTTTGTGCAGAATTTATCTACTCTTTTGGAGAATTTGGTTTTAAAAGCGCAACTAGAAGAAGTAATGTAATTACTCCCGCCAAGGATGCGCCTTGACCAACAAATCCTGTCACGACATCCTGTAGGTTGCCGATTACGTTAATAGGAGCTCCCTCGCCAAAGACGACTTGAGCTACGACCAAAAGGCCGATGATTGACAGAAGCACGCTTGTAACGCCTCCTGCATATGATTTAATCGTATCGATTGTATTTTTCATAATATTATTTTAATTAGAATTGCGTTGAGATTCCCAATCCAACCACATATTCTTCACCAATAGTCTCTGAATCAACCCTAAAGAGATCTAATCCAATAGATGATTTTTCACCTAAAGATCTGGATGCCTCTAGTCCGATAGTATAGTATGTGTTATCAGTGGAGTTGGATGCATCGGTGTTACCTAATGAACCTAAAACATTTAGATCGCACACTTGCAGATCAAAACTATGTGATATAGATAGTTCGTAGGTGTAGAGAGAGTCATCCAGCTGCCTGAATAAGCTAAAAGATGGGTTAAGTAAGGTGTCAATACCGACACCAATATGACCTTCCAATGCAGCTGATCCAGTAACATTTTCTACATGATTCAATCCAACATAAAAATCTAAAAGCGAATCCAAAAAGCTCTTAGAAACTCCTCCAGCGAGAACGTATGAATCTACTCCTGAATTAACAGATTGGTTTGTGAATGCTCCTACAGAATAATCTAGTCCGGAAACTTTTCCACTCATGCCTAAATCTACTTGAATAGATTCTTGAGCTTGTAGTGTGCCTCGATAAAAATAATCGGAAGCGTATTTTGTTCCTAGAGAAAAACTCTCCGCAGAAGCGACGTTGATAAAAAGCCCCAAGAGGGCTGTGATAATTAATTTTGTTGTCTTCATAATATTAAAGAACCATATTGTATACTATATTCTAGTGAATGTCAAGTTATTTTTATTCTTGAACTTGTTTTATTTTTAATTTTAGGTATTTTTATATTCAATAATCCATTATTCATGGTTGCGGATACATTTTTTGAATCCATGTCGTTTTGTAGTTTGTATTTATTTTCAAAAGAACCAAATGATATTTGTTGCTGTGAATATTTTGTATCATCTTTTATTTTGTTTTCGTATGATACATGTAATATATTTTCTTTTACTTGTATATCTATATCTTTTTTATTTAATCCTACTGCTTCAATTTGAATTAAGATATGATCTTCTTCTTTTATAATGTTGGATTTTCTTTTAGGGTTTAAATCTTCATAGTAGATATCATCTAAAAAGAATTAAATATTGAGTCTATAGAATTATTGTTTTTAATATAATATGACATATTGTCTCCTTGTTTTAATTGTAGTTTATGTATAGTGTGTAAGTTTGTCCCAATAATGACTGCATTATTGGATTTACAATATTATATTTGCTATAATCGTGCCAAAAAAAACCCCGCCAAGATAAAGCGGGGTTTTAGGGTTTTAAGTTGTTAAAATTTTTAAACCTTAGGCTTCTCGTGAGTATATCCCATTTTCTTCATTTTTAAATGATCTTCCATAGTTTTGGCTTTATAACCTTTTCCTGTTTTTGGATCATACATAATATGAGGTTTAAACTCCTCTTCTGCCGCATAGTCTTTTTTCATTTTTTTAGATTGCGCTTTTTTAATGGCTTCCTTAGATGGATAATCTTTATCTCCTGGTTTAGCAGGTTTATAATTTTTACCCATTCTTTTTTTCTTCTTTTGAATATTTTCCCAAAGACCCGCTTCCGCATCTTGACTAGTTGGGCCTTCAGGGCCTTTTTCTCCTACTGGAGATGTAATCCCTTCTTGAGATTCTAAATTTTCTTCCTCACCTTTAGTTACATTTGTGACACTTTTTTTACTCCACATTTTACAACTCCAATATCGGGCTTTTGTTTTTGGCCCTGGATTTGCACAATTATGCCTTGCTCTGAAATTTTTTCTTCGATTAGGGTCGTCTCGTTTTATTTCCATATTAGGATCTCCAAAGTTTACTTTAACTACATTTCCTTTTTCGTTTTTGACGTAGACAGAAAATTTCTTTGGGCCTTTTGGAGTTCTGAAAGGTTTGTTTAATTTTTTACCTTTGTTAGCTTCAGAAGCCCAGCTCTCTTCATCAACATATTCTTCAAAACCCAATTCGTCAACATCAATAAAAATAGTGCTCCACATTTCTTCTGTAAAATGAGGGTCTTCTTGCAACTGATAGTTGTGAATATCTAGCTTTGCAGCAATTAAATCTTCTTCTGTAAATAAATTAAGTTCATTCCTAATTCCGTCATCAATTAAAACTCCTGCAGAGGCTTTAGCTACATCTTGGTCAGCTTTTCTGTAACTATCTTTTACTTTTCCTCCTCGAACCATTTTTAAAAACATATTGACCCTTGCCATCGCCCACTGACCCCTGCTTTTCCCAGGTCTATGACTAGAAGAGAAAGCTCCTGCGCCCCTGCGATATACCTTTTTTAATTGAGATAGAGTAACTTTTTTCTTTGATTTAGAATTATGATCTTTAACTTTAGACTTCAAAGACTCAAGCACTCTGTCAGAGAAAGTTATTTTTCCACCTTTTTCTCCTGCGCTTCCAGGTTTATTTTTACTAGAACCTTTTTTTTGTTCAGATTTCTTTGCGGGTGTTTGAGCTGAACTCTTTGGTCCAGAGCGTTTGGCTGAATAAGATTTTTTTCCATAGATATTAATTACACGAATTTTGTTTATTTTTGCCTTGTTAGAAGCATGTAATCACTTTGATACATTTTTTTGACAAGTCCTGCAAAGTCCGTTTTTCTCTTCCACCCCATTTCTTTTTCCGCAAGAGATGGATCTCCGCATAGTTCGTGAACTTCTGCAGGCCTGTAAAATTTAGGGTCAACTTCAAAAAATAATCTTCCGTCAGTCGTATGATACTTTTCTTCGACTTCGGTTCCAGAAGTTTCGAATTGAATGTTTGCATTGTTCAAGGATTCGTTAAGGAATTCTCTAACTGTGTGCATTTCTCCACTCCCAAGCACATAATTTTTTGGCGTTTTCTGGTTAAGCATTAGCCAAACCCCTTCCATAAAATCCTCTGCATCACTCCAATCTCTTTGGGCCTCTATATTTCCAAGCTTTAATATGGGTAATTTTTGACCTTTCTCTATAGCAATTTTAATTCTAGCAATTGTGTGAGTTATTTTTCGAGTTACAAAATCAAGACCCCTTCGACTGCCTTCGTGATTAAACAGCCAACCTTGGATGGCGTATATTTTATAGGACTCTCTGTATACGCGAACAATATGTCTTGCCCCGCATTTTGCGGCACCATAAGGCGATTGAGGTC